GCCAGAGGCCGGCAAGCGCGTCGTCTACTGAAACATTTCGTGATTGGACTTGTACGGAATGAGAGGATGACAGATGAAGTACGAATTCACAGGCGAAACCAAGGTAGAGTTCGGCGTTACGTTCAAACGCATTCGCGCGCTTGTCGCAATTGCACCAATCGGCATTGGCGTCGGGGATGTCGGCGGATGGGTCGAGAAGGAGAGCAACCTCTCCCAGTCGGTCGGCAATGCGTGGGTGTCCGGCAATGCGCGGGTGTCCGACAATGCGCGGGTGTACGGCGATGCGTGGGTGTACGGCAATGCGTGGGTGTCCGACAGTGCGCAGGTGTCCGACAATGCGTGGGTGTCCGACAGTGCGCAGGTGTCCGGCACTGCGCCGCTGTACGGCGATGCGCTGGTGTACGGCGATGCGTGGGTGTACGGCGATGCGCGGGTGTCCGGCAATGCGCAGGTGTCCGGCAGTGCGTGGGTGTCCGACAATGCGCGGGTGTCCGGCAATGCGTGGGTGTCCGGCGATGCGTGGGTGTACGGCAATACGTGGGTCTACTGAAACATTTCGTGATTGGATTTGTACGGAATGAGTACGTACAAGGAAATCACACAAACGCTGGAGAGCACCAAATGACCGAAGCAAGCAGGATCCTCGCCCGTCTCAACCCCTACGCCGAGCAGTTCTACGTCGTGCCGGTGCGCACACAGCTGCTGCGGTACTTCCGCAAGGCACTTTAGTATTTTGTACCGATCCGCAACACAAGCCCTAGCTATTGCACGCTGACGCGTCGAGGCGCTAAAAACGAAACCCCGATGCAGGGCTGAAACTGCATCGGGGTCCGCGCCGGTCACACTCGCACACACGGTCAGGTCGTGAATGCCCTTCCCAAATAGCACTGACGAGTTCTGGTCGCAAGTCCTGGCGCGCGGGATGTTTCCGCTGTCGATTTCTCGGGGCTCCAAGAGCCCCATAGGGAGTGGCTGGAATGCTTGGACAAGCCCCATACGCTACCCGAACAGCAATGCCATCGGGCTTCGCTGCGGGGATGGAGGTCTCAGTGGATTTGACTGTGACGTTGGAGACCCTGATACGGCCGGGCGTCTACTCGCTGCGTTTAAATCGGTCATGGGCGATCGTATCCCCGTACGATGGGGGCGGAAACCTCGTTTCTTGGTTCCGTTCTTCCTCGTCGACGAGCCGGTAAAAGGCCGCACCTACTCGTTCCCGAACGGCGACAAACTCCAATTGATGGGCGGCCAGTTCGTCGCCTTCGGTCCGCATAAGGACACCAACCAGCCGTACGAATGGGAGAACTGGGATGCAGAGTGGCCACGTCTTACGACCGCTCAACTTCAATCTGTTTTGGCGGAGGTACCTGCACGGGCGGGGACCAGTCTTCGTTTCTCCGCCGACCACGAAACAGCAAGCGTGGGAGAGCTTGAAGAAGCGGCTCCAAGAACCCAGGACGAATGGCAAGCCGGACGAGACGCGTCGCTAAAATACCTGGGCACGCTGACCAACGAGCTGCGCGGCAAGACCGAGGGCCGCGGCTCGACCATCTTCAGCCTGGTAGGCGTCCTGAAGTTCGCCGAGCTCAACGGCATCGTGACGCGCGGGGAGATCGAGAAAGCGATCGAGGACGCGGGCCACCATCTCGACGAGGGCCTGGGCGGCCGCACGCTGCGCGAGGAGATCGAACGCCACAATCACTTGCCAGTCTTGCGCGGCAACCTGATCATGCAAGCGATCGTCAGTCGGCGCCAGATGCTGCAAGGCATAGAGGACGCGCGCAATCTGCCCGTCAAGGTGCAGCGTTCCGGTTTTGAAATCTCATTGGAGGATGACAATGCCGAGCTACCATGGATCATTCATCAGCGATTTCTTGCGAGCGAGGTGCACTTCCTCACAGGACACAGTGGCGCAGGTAAATCAACTGTTGCGACGGACGCAGCAATCAGTTTCCTCACTGGGCGAAACTGGCTTGATGCCGATATTGAACGTCCCGACGGTCATGTCCTATGGGTGGCCGCCGAGGATGATTACGGCACAGAACGACGCGTAAGGCACCTGCTTCGACAGGAGCCAAACGGCCAGGATCTCGCCAACCGGTTCCACCTGATCCGCGGCGTGATGGACCCCGCTGCGTTCGATCTGCAATGCTGCGGCCAAGTCCAGGCCATGGCCGCGATGGGCAAGCGCGTCGATATCATCGTGCTCGACACATGGGGCGCTTCAGGGCTGTGCTTCGCCGACAATGACACCGAGGCTGTGCTCAAGGCCATGTTCATCCTCAAAAATGTCGCACGCCGCACCGCAGCTGCGTTGATCGTCACAGATCATCTGCCGCTCGGCAACGAGGACGCCTGGCAGAAAGGCAACGGCGCGAAGTCCGGCAACGCAGGATTCATGTACCGCGTCACCGCTGGCGCCCGAGACCAGGTCTCGATAGACTGTGGCAAAGCGCGCGGCGCCCCGAAAGCCAAGAGCGTTGTTGGCAAGGTTGTCAGCGAGAACTACGGCCAGGATAGCAAGGGCCGCACCACGACCGTCAACGTGTTCAAGCGCGAGGCATTTGTCAGCGAAGCCGAAGAGGAGCAAAGCGCCGCAATGAAGCTGGCCGCACTGCTGCCGGGCGCCGTCGCGGAAGGCATGGATGCGATTCGCGCAGGCTACATGGTCAAATTCGAGACGGTCGCCAGCGAGCTCGGCCACCAGATCCGCGGCGAGGCGCCCGCATTTGTCGTCAGTCGCGCCGGTGCTGCAAAAATGTTCACCAAAGATCAGGTTCAGACCTTGCTAAATAGCGGGCACTTCCGTACAATGGCGTCGTGCCCGTTTTTGGCAGTATACGCGCCGACTGGCGCAATCGCGCTGGTCGTGACAGCACCTTGGAACATGAACGAGGGGAAGATGCCATGGCAATGACGAGAGCACGACGCGTACATGGATCTACATCCGGCTGCCATCTTTGATCAGGTCCGCGAACTATGACCTGCGACTGCGGCCGACCTGAAGATGACGGGCTCGGCCGCTGCCGCCTAGGCGCGACGCACCAGCCGCAAGCGATGCCCTGGGAACAACCGAAAAAGGAACAAATGCCGTGGGATACGAAGACACCCGAGACTGGATCGCAATTGGCGTCATGATAGCGCTGTCGGCCGCTGCGTTCGTCAATTTTGTCGTGGTGGCGCTGCGATGAACCCGCTCATGCCGATGACGGAAGAACAGTGGCGGCGCACGCTTTGGGCTGTGCTGCAATCTGTAGGCGGTCGCGTAATGATAGACCGCGGCATGCTCGAAAGTTTTGACCCGGAAACCTCTCGGATCGAAACGTGGACGGACCCGGTGTCGGGCTATTACGGGCTCCGAGCGACCGTCGAACATGGCTGACGACCTCATACCGCGTATGCCGTGGGACCCAGTACCCGTCGCCGAGACGGTCGCGCTGATCCAGGCAGATGTTCGATTCATGGTCTCGCACACCGCCGTGCTCGTGCGCTGCGATCGGCCGGAGCTGCGCGTCGTGGTCAACACGCCGCGGGGCCAGATCATCCCGGCAGGCGTCTGCAGGTTCGCCGACGGCACCGAAATCGAGTACCAGGACCTGGGCATGCCGCAGCCGGGCGCCGAGGTGATGACGGTTGGCGAGCTTGTGGCGCGTACTTGGGACGTCGCTGCAAATTTGGGGCTGTCGCTGTAACATTTCGTGACTTGCTACAGTACGCGAGCGCGCGTACATAAGGTCATCAACCGCTGGAGAGCACCATGACCAAGTCCGAAACCTTCAAAGCCGCCCACGCTGCAGCCCGCAAAGTCGTCGCCGAGCAGATCGCTATTAAGCACCCGTCTTCGCATCGCTCCTACCGCGCCATTTTCGCGGACTGCCTGCGCGGCATCGCGATCCTGGCGCGGCCGGCTGTTGAAACCCGGTTTCAGAACGCCATGCACTTCAATTGCGCCGAGTAAGGGAGGACATCATGGAACAGCTTTTGCGCGAAGGTCTCAAGAACATGACCCCGATGCAGCGCCTGGAGTGGAAGCGCCGAGTCGAGGCTTTCTTGAAGGAGCAGAACAAGTGACTCGCGCAG